CCTAAACTATATCCGCTGGCTACAGTATAATCTGAACCATACGGTAGCATACATACAGATCCTTTTGATGCAAATTCAGTTGCACTATTAACTACTAATTCCATAAGCCCGGATGTAGTTGTGGTATCTATATTTATTGTCGGTACAAAAGAGGATACATAATCGGAAATAAATTGTCCTGTTGAATCATAAGTATAAGCAACAGGATTTAATGCTGTCATAAGGTAATTTATGGTTGCATCCAAAGGAGATAATTGTTCTGCAATAATCCCTATGTTGGAACTAAAGTCCCCACCTAAATTAGGCTGCGGATGCAGTTGTGTTAATACTCCATAATAATCAGTCATTAAATATTTTCCGGTGTAATTGTAAGTGTACCAAGTCTAGTAACGTGACCTGCGACGGGTTGAAAATACGTCCCATCAAATCCACCCGTAGTAGAGAAAGTTCCGTCTGGTCCAGCTATATAATTGAACGTCGCCGTAGTTGCCCCGTCCACCAAGCAAACGCTTAAAAGCTGTGCTCCATATAAGCGTTCTCCTACGACAAGATTAGACATATAATTTTCAATATCCGAAGATATTAACCCTATATTAGTTGTTACTGGAGACACTGTAATTTGCATATTATAAGTATCAATGGTTTCACAGAATACAGTATTACGGTTGGCTGTGATAGGTCTTCGAGTGTTTATATAATTTGTCACAAGAGTTTGCAATGTATATGTTGCAGGGAAATAAACATTGCTAACAGACAATATGGATTCATTGTTTGGCTCTAACCAAATGTAAACCGATCCCGGAGGAGACGCATTACTTGTACTATTAGGAGTGCATATTTGTGCATCGACTACATAGAAACTGTTTGGGTCAGTAGGACCCTGTGAAGCGTGTTGTACTTTGTGAATCCCAGTCCCTTTAGATGTAATAGTAACTTCGTTAGTAAGACCCGAGTCTGTGAATATATTAAAGTAATATTGCCCATCATAAGAACGGATACCAGAGTAATAAGTTCCGGTTGTAAGTCCACCAGGTAAAGACCCAGTGGATGTGAATGTAATAGGATCCCCTGTTACCCATCCAACAGGATTTGTAATGCCACCCAGGATTATTGCACTGGCGGGAGTTCCAGCACTTGTATTTACCTGTGCAGGAAGGAATGTTTCAGGCAAGTTAGCAGGGGTAGGATTACTTACTCCACAAGCTATTAAAGCCCAGTTAATATAATCTTGTGCATTCCCACCGGCTGGTGGTTGTTGCAAAATGCCACACATTCTCGTGCTATAAGCTGTATCAAGTTCCCCATTCATTCGTGGTATACCAAATACGCTTCCCCAACGGTCGAGAAAATTACCTGTAGCAGAGTCTGGAAATGCCATCTGCAGGCCATTAGATTGATAGACGTATAGACCCCATATAGCCTGAGCTATGACGCTACACTGTATCCATACAGGAGACCCTACAGCGGTATCAGGGGCTGGTACAAGGTTCGAATAATCTGTTATCATTTGCTGAAGCAAAGAATCGTATGTTGGATATTGGTATGTTGCCATTATTGTGGTCCCACAAGTAGAAAAGTTCCGTTATTTAGAGACATGTTAAAACTATAATTTTGTTCTATACCCGATGCTTGAGTCACGTTTATACCAACTACATAAGCATTATTCTGTATACTGCAAGTAGCATCTATTTCAGTAGCATATCCAGCCGTCAGCATCCATCCAAGTGCCTGTTCTGCATATTGTTGTACAATAAGAGTCTGGGCTTGGGACAGGGTCTTAATCGTATAAAGTTTGCTACCAAAAGAAAGGTTTTGAAAAAATGAACCCTGTTTAATGTTCAGTGAATTAAATATATCTGTTGATAGATTAGAGTTGTCACCCCACGTCATTACCCCGTTCGGATTCAAATAGTCATATGTAATTTGGAAGTCCATATTAAGAAATTGTGGTTTTAGAAAAATTTTTCTAACCTTTATGTTGAAGATATGGTTGATGTGGTATAAGGAGCTGCAGGTGTTGAAGGAGGTAAAGGAACTCCTAAAGAATTTAATGCAGTTGTAACAGCCTCTACAAATGCCTGGGTTGCGATAGGTTGTGCTGTTGACAATCCTGTACCATTGATTGTGACACCAGAATTAGATACATTTATGGTGGTTTCTCCACAAGATACAAATATTTCCGGGGACCCATCTTCTTGTGTTAAATATATAAAAGGATTCCCAGTTGTAGACTGATATAAAAGAACATCCCCTATTTGTGGATTAATAGTAGTATTGTTTATAGTGAACTGAAATTGAGGATCGTTCTCAGAAACTATCCAAACATTGGTTCCATTTTTTATTGTAGCAAACTCGGTCCCGGGCCCTGGAAAAGTCCTTAGCCCTGCATGTTGAAATAATTTACCTTCTAATAGTTCATCCTCTTGTCCTTCTTCAATTGCCCCACGGCCTATCATTTCAATATATCTAGAACCAGTTGTTCTTAACCACGATTTAAAAGCAGCCTTTATAAACTCTATCATATTAATTTGTGACTCTCAATCCATAAGAAGAAAATGGAAAAAAGTTATGAAGTGTTACGTCTGTAGTATGACCGCCATCAGATGTATAATTATATTCTACATCTGAAATAAGCATAGATGTTGTTGGAAAAGATAATATTTCATCATTTACTATTGCAAGTTCATTATACACGTAAGGAGAGTTGGTTCCCCATTTAGCCCAACCATCCATATGATATTTAAGTTTATACAAGTTTCTTACTTGTGTTATCATAAAATTATTTATGATTCTATCAGAATGATAAATCCACGTATTTGCATCTACTGTTTCGCTGTTTGTCGACCTGAATTTTGTAAGTCCGTGAAACTCTAGCTGATCAATATTTATGGAAGTAACATTAGGACCGGGGTCTTTTAAAAATGCTAACGCTTCTATTTTCAAATAAGATGGTTGAGAACTTCCTGTACCTCCTCCCGGAGTAGGAACTTCTTCCAATTGTGGGGTAGGAACTCCTTCTGGATTATACACGTCTTCTTCGTGTGCGGCATTGCCTATTAATTTCACAAATTGATAGAATTCTTTTATTGATTCCAAATATTGAAAACTACATACATTATTTTTACTATTTGAAGGATTTGACAAATAATTATTAAATACAGGTGGAGACGATGACGGGGATATTTGAAAAGTCCCGGGACTTACATTGGTCGGGTTTAAATACGTGTCTACATAAAAAATTATATCTGAAACTGGATTATTATCAGCGGATGGAGTGTGTCTTAATATCAAACCCATTTGATTTAATATTTTTGTAAAAAAATCGAAAAGCGATTCCCCAAACTGTACTTTAGGGGCATAAAATTTCCATTCACTTGAAGTACCATAATTCAATAATTTCTTTGCTGTATCACTATAGTTTAATTTAATTCTATGCATTAAAACATCAGCCCATTGAATTGTGTTTGATGCCCCAGTTTTTCGAATCCCCCAATTTGTACTGATTTTATAATTTTGCGTTATAAATAAATCTTTCTCGTTTCCATTATCATCTTCTAAAGTTTTGGGAGGATTTTGAGACCCATTCAGGTAAACTTTTCTTATAAGAGCAGCAGGATAAGAACCATATCCATCCGACTGAATCTGCCCCTTTCCAAATAGGAGTTGATTAAAAATTCCATCTATAGTTTTGTTTGTGAAAACCATATCAAACATACAATCATTATCAATAAGAATTTGTATGGAATCCCTTCCAGATACTTTAACTTCCCATCCATTGTCAATAGACCCATTCACTCCAAAATCATCTACATAACCGTTTTGAATAATTTTATTGTTTATAAATATAAAATAAGGATAAGCTCTTTTTACTAAATCACAACTGAAGTAAGGCTGTAAACTGGCCTCAAAAGAAGACGCAGCCCCATACAAATGTGACTCCACCTTAAGTGATTTTACCCATTTGGTAACATCATTTTTTCCAATTATTAATTGGAATGTATCTTGTGCATAATTAGGCATAAACTGTTACCGTTCCACTTACATTATTTGGATTCAAAATTTGCGGGTTCAGTGCAAGAAATTCATCGGCCTCGTGATAATCTTTTCCTAATACCATAAGCAAAGCCGCGAGAGGTTGTGGAGAAATAGTGATTTGATAAGTTTTTATAAATTGCTGTTGAACAGAATTAAAATAAGACTGAAGCTGAACCAGCATATTTTTTATAGTATATCCACTTGGATTATAATTTATGGCATTTTCTGCATAAGTTTTCACAAGGTTTGTATCGGATTGGATACTTGATAATGAAACTAATCCTGCAGAAGTATTTATTTGGCTTACTAAATTACCGAGTACATCAAAGGTCTGCTGGTTCAAAGCTGCTTCAATAGTTTGCCTGTTCTGTACATCAGACGATATATTTTGCATATGGCATTGTATATCTGGTGGAGTTGATACTTGATACCACGCAGATTTAAAGAACGGGGCATTTTGCCCTGTAAATATATTTGCTATAGATGTGAAAGAAGATGTTATAGATTTTATATCAAATAATTGACTCGTAGATGAAAATACCTGGACAATCTGGTTTGTGGCATTTACAAACTGGTTATAAATAAACGTAGGAATATCAACCAATGTGGTAACAGTTGTTGGAATGACCATTAAAGGTACTGTAAACGATTGCACAAAAGTATTTAATGCGGCAAGGTTATTATCTATGTCCGAACCAAAATTTCTTATTGAAACAGAATAACCTTGCAATTGTGACGATATCGTTTTTGTGGGATCAAACAATTTCCCTAGTAAGTTTCCATACCCGAGAGTCTGTAATTGGAGCCCTGTATATGTGTTATAATCTGGTGTAACATTATCAAGATTCAATATGGCTACGGCATTGTTAAAAACAGCAGGTGTACCATTTTCAATGCTTATTAAATCTTCTACGAAAGTTATATCAATTTCAGCATAATTAATTCTATCATCGTGTTTAACGGGCCAATTTTCAATGCGACCTGTTACATTTCCATATATAGGATGTTGTAAAACAAAAAAGGTAACTCCAGATTTAATAGAGTCTACATAATCAAGGAAATCAAAATGCTCGAAATAATTATCCCCGAACCAATAAGTTTTAAATGTTATAGTACGAGGTTTAGTTCCCACGACCTGGGTCATGGCCCCGTCCCTGCCAAGGAACTGGTGCTTGATAATATTTGCACCTATGGAATCCGTCATTTCAAAAACTTCTAATTCAAAGAAGTTAATGTTATTTACATCCGTCAATGTACATTCTAAGTTATTTGACATAATTATGGAGCCAACACCTTTGGAAAGCCTTGTGTTTCAGTTCGTTTACTTCCAATTTTCATTTGTTTTGTTGATACAGAATCTCCACCTACAAAGTTGTTTATAGTAATGGTTACAGGTACAGCCCCTTTAAATAGATCTCCACCTGAAAAATTTGGTTCTCCTAAATTTTCAGGGGATGCAAGAATACCGACGGGAACGCCCATTAATCCACCTAAAGCATCTCCTGCTAATCCCCTTGCAAACGGTTTTAATCCACTAAAATTAGTCCAAGGATTGCTTTTAACTAGGACTTTTTCGTCGCCATTGCGCAGGGCGCGCTCGATTACATCTTCGAATTCCCTAGTGCCCCGCAACTCCGGCGGCACTTTCCAATGCGTGTACAGTTGTGGCTTCGTATGGAACCACCGTGCCTGGATATGGCGGATAGCAGTAGATGCATATTGATCAACATTAGAAATCTTAGATAAAAGCCAAGCTGCGCCTGCTGCTAATCCACCAGATGCTCCAGTTTCTACATTTTTTAGAAGATTGTTTGATCCTCCTATTTCTCCAAAGTTAACCACATAAACTGGTGTTATCCCTAGTTGTCTCAAAGCAAATCCTTCAGCTAACCCACGTGGCAATGCCGCTGTCCCACCTAATATTTTTGATAATCCTGCGGCTGTTAATAAACCACCCCCGGCAAGGGCCAAGGCCCCTCCAGGGCCCACCTTGTCCGAATAATTTTTTAAGTCGTTACCAAAATTTGCAATTTTTCCTTCCAAGGACTGGCGACGCATTTGTGCTTCATTTTCTTCAGCCCTGTACTTTTGTGCTTCCGGAGAGTTAAACTCCCGTGCAGCACCTGGAGCCGCTTCCATAAACTTTTCCATTGCAACGGTCCCACGACGACCAAACATCATTTTCTCATATGCTCTACGTTCGCCCGGTTGTACATTGGTTAATATTGCCTGGGCCAGTTGAACAGATGATGCATCAGCGGGCAAATTCCCGGGTTTACCACGTGCTATTAACCATCTATTAATAGAATCAGGATTGGCCCACGGTTGGTTGGAAAAGGTTTCCAACCCGCCTGTAGCACGTTCTGCGAGTCTGGGTCCAAGTTTCCACAGTGTGGCAGCAGATTCCATAGCCCCTGTTGTGGTTCCTTGCGCCCCTTCATATCCCACAAGGAAACGCGGAAGCAGGGCTTGTACAGTTTCAAGTCCCGATTTATTACCACCCATACCTTGAATATTATAAAGGGTTTGTAAGTCCCTGAAAGCTTGTCCCATATTATCATATTCTGCAACTATTCCCTGTAAACTCCTTCCAAATTCATCTGCACTTCCACCCACCATATTAAACATCTTTGTGGCTTCACCTAAATGTTGACTCAATACAGTTATATCCCCTCCCGCTGCTCTAAACGCCGTGGAAAGTGAAACGATTTCATCCACATTTCTTCCTACAGATTTTGCGGCTGCAAATGCTACATCTTTGAAATTTACAAATTCCGATGTTGTCATTTGTGATGTAACACGAAGGTTCAAAAGACTTTTATCAAAATCATAAGCTTGTTTTGCCATTAATAAAAAAGCACCTGAAACAGCAACCCCCATTGCTGTAAAACCAAGCTGTAATCCTTTTAAATGGGCTAAAGATTTTCCAGTAAATGCTTCGACGGTATGTTCCGCAAGCCTTACTTCAGGAACAAAATTTCCTACCATTCGCATTCTTAAATTAAATTCTCTATCCATTATTTCTTCTTCTTTTTCCTTGATGATTTAGGGACACGCCTTACTTTTAAACTGGTTGTTTTTTTCGAACCCTTATTAGCTTCTTCAAGCTGATCATTTATTGTGGATTTGATGGCATAGAAGGCAAGCCATTGTCCTTTTGTAAGATCTCCTGCGGGCTTACCAAAGTAAGCAAAAGCTTCTTTGCAATTGCCAAGCTTAAAACATTCCCAAGGGTCTCCTTCGGCTTTTTTTTTAAATCTATTAATAGTTTATCAAAATCCTCAGGACTCATTAAATCCGGGTTCGGAGAATTTTCCTGCTCCCAAGCTATCCACTCGTCCAATAACTGCATCTTAATAGGACGGGTTAAAAGTACCCTGAAATCGGATATGCAATCGCATACTGGTTTGGTCTTGTCCTTGGGGTCTCTTAAAGCTCTCCACAAGGCCTGGGTGAAAAATTCATTTTGAAATTCATCAGCCATAATAGGATCTGTAGAAACTTCTTCTGCTTTAAAATATTTTTCTGTAGAAAATTTAGCTTCTTGATGTTCTGCATCGGTCAAAACACGGAGAAGAACTTTAATCTTGTTTCCATCTTTTGCCATAACAGGCCAGAAAATCTCTTTATAATTTTCTGTACCCTGTAACAGATCTCGAAGATTCATTCGAAAACTCCTTATTTAATGTATAATGTAAAAATTACTGCGGAGGGAATTACTGTTCTATACCTTTTAAGATATATGCATACATAGGAGACATATCAGTGTTATCACCTGTAAAAGGAGATACTTGTACTCGTTCGTAAAGATCTTCATAATTATCGAGGATTTCAAAATCTTTGTCTTCATCAATAGGATAAGCCATACCTGGAGTAACCGAATTTTTATCCGGTTCAAGTGTATAGTATCCTTCTCCAACATACATTTTTTTGAAACCTTTAATCATTGCGGGTACTGGCTGGGGAACTGCGTGGCCTAAAAGGGACCTGTCCAAGGACCTGTCCCTTAAAGTTTCATATGTGAAAAGATAACCAATCATTTATACAGGTTGTATAGTCGCACCGGTATTACCGTTTCTGGTTTCGGCTATCCAAGTAATTGTTTGAACGATCTCGTTCTCACCATCAATTTTCTTAGCTCCTATCTTTTCCACGTAAACCCCACCAAACTCTTCACGGACCCCGTTTTCATAATCTACAGTAATGTTACCATCAATGAGAGTATCAAATGAGAATGGATTTGTTAAAGGAACTACATAAACAAAGGAGCCAGAATATCTTTTTGTTATCTGGACTTCTCCGCTTTTAAACATCAAGCGAACTTTCTTAAAGACATCATATTCAGATATATCAATTGATTTGATATCATCCGTTACCACACCGTTTACTTCCAGTGATGCCCTGGCTATATATGTTTTAGACATATAACTTTCCTTTAGATGTTAATGTTAATATTCAGGATAATTACGTGTAATCCACCAACTATTGAGACTGGAACCGTCACGTCTACTTGCCCGAGATTAACTGGGTCCAGAGTAGCAACGATACTTGATTTATAGGTACCGGTATTTTGCAGTATACCAACTTGTTCAAGGCTTACAGTTGTGTTAAAAATGTTTGATGCAATAGAATTCAAAACCCTTGAAGTTAATGTAACTCTCTGGAAATTGTTCTTTACACCAGAAACAATTTGTGAATCTACATAATCTATGATACGAATTTCGTTTGTATCCAAAAAGTCCGAATCATTGGATGTACTTACTGCCCGGCAAATAACAACCTGATTACCCGGTTTGGTAATGAGTGGTGTTACCCCATTAATAATTAAATAATTCTGTTCAGACCCATTAAAATAATCCGTATAAGATGGAGCAGCAACACCAGTTAGAATAAGTCCATCATATGGATAATTAACAGTGATTCCAGAACTGGTAGGTATAAGAGCCCCAAAAGCTGCAGATAAATTAGGTCCTGAAGTTTTTGGTATTGACCCTGATGTTGCATAAGCAATATACCCTACAGATGTTCGAGGATCATTTATATTTGCAGCAAATGTGCTGAGGGCACTTGCACTTGAAAAAACATTATCATTAAAAGCTTGGATTTGTACAGCATAATTCTGTTCTAATGGCCCTGCCCTGAAAGCTAATATTTGAGATATATTGGCAGTATTTGAGGAATCGCCAAGGGCATTAATGATAACCGAGTGTGGAATCGTAGCAAGGGTATTTGCATATGTACCCGGAGTTTGGTAATTACCAAGATTTACTGATCCCGATCCACTAGAAAAGCCAGACTCGAGTGATATATTTGTGGCATCCGTCACAATTGAAACATTAATTGCATTTCCCCATACTCCGGTAGTTTTAGCATTTAAAGTTATACTTGGTCCATCAGGAGTGAGTACAAGACAGGGTATGGATGTTGAATAAGCATTAATGGCTTCATAAATATCGATTGCCACATTGGTTACAGTATCCGTTCCATTTGGAACATACGTGAAAGGAATCTGTACATCATCAATTATAATTGTATCTGTTTCGGCAACGGATGGAACACTATTAACATAAATAGTGGCTGTAGCAGCGGCCCCGCTGGTTGCGTCCTTAATGCACAATATTGATAGATTAACATTAGGATTAGCTGTGAAAGCAGCGTTAGCTGCTATAGCCGCAGGAGATCCAGAACCACAACTTAGGTTTGCATCTGCATCATCAAAAACTCGGACTACCGCTCCATCAATAGCGGACCCAGAAGAAGTAGATTGTGCAACGATTACTACCAAGTCATTTACTGGAACAAGATTACCATTGGTTACAGTATTTGCCGGGTATACACCGGGAACTGAAGTCGACGGTGCTGAAGGAAATGTATAAGACATAGTAGCTTCCTTTATGTTAGAGATACCAAAGATTCTTGTACTGGTTGTCCCTCTGGAGGTATTCCTGCTTCGGGTTCCAACCAATATTTCATTAAAATTGATTTTAAAGGCCCAGTCCCAACGTCTTGTGGTTCTGTATATGTACTTGTAAAAGAACTCCAAAAATCTATTGAATAAACTTGATAACCAGCTTTTGCAAGTTCTTTAGTCGTTATATTCCTGAAACCCACCGGGAATAAAGGGTTTTCAAGTGGCAAGTCAAATTTTTGTAATAAGAGGCTATCAGATAGAGCCTGTAAAAGTTCATAAATCCCTTCTTTTCTTGCTCGCTCACCCGGAATACCGGCTTTCAATGAACCAAAAATTATAAGTAACGATACATCAAATTCCCATTTATAAGTTTTCATCGTAACTTGGCGAACCATTTTTGTACGATTTATACTTATATTTACTGCAGGTCTTTGTAAATTTAATGTTCCATCTATCATATCTTTATAAGATATCTGTTTTATTTCAAGACCACCTGAAGACAACCAGTTGGTCATGGCATCAACTAGCTCTGATAATATGGCCATTAAATCACTTCACCTTTAATAAAATATTTCCTCCAACCACCTGTATAAAGTTGACCCAGTTTACCCCCAGGAAATTGGGCACCACCTATATAATGTGCTGAATTTTCAGTAATGGGGAAAGGGTTTATTTTTTCTAATTGTATTTGCTTAAGCGTATCTAAACACCACTTATAAACCTTTTCAAGTGGTTCAGGCATTGTCATTATCAAAGATCTTTGATATAAAAAATAAACAGTTAATTTAGTTGCCAAGTCTATAATTAATGGTGGAGTATCCCACGGTAAAGGCAACGGGTAATGACCCATTAAATAACCGTCTATAACATCACTTGCAAGAGTAATGCAGTAATTAACATTGTCTTGCCCTATTTCATTTATATTCGCATCATCAGTAAGCTGCTGGATAATCTCAGCAGGTATCATTGATGTAACAGCTTGTAAAGTTGTATATGTCGCCATTCAAAGCATCCTTATAGAAAAAGGGCCCGGGACAGGGAGGAGTGCCCGGGCCCTAAGGAAAATAGCTGGGAGGCTATTTACTAGACAACTGTTTCTTCCTGTATTAACTATATGTTCTCGACCAAGCATATCCAACGTCAAGAGCAACGGGGGATATGTCAATCTGCTCTGTTACCTGATAAACGGTCGATCGGACTTTTTCATCCCGATAACCACGAACAAAACGTAAAGAACCCATATATGGAAGTCTGAACTGGAAACCAGCACTTAATGCTCGTAAACCAGCAGGTTCCCTATGATAAAGAAAACAATTTCCATGACCCGATGGACTCCACACGGAAGTCATTGGGGTTGTTCCAATGTTTTCATTAAACACGTTACGATTTGATGTATCAATAACATCACGACCAATAAGCATCTCATCAAGCTGTAGAAGTTCTGCTAGAAGACCAGCAGTTGTAATGCTCAATTGAGTATACTTTATTTTGTCGCTTACGTTTGGATTGTTTTGCTGTGCAATAAAACTTTCATAGTCCATAATCATAACGTTTGGTAATACACCGGATGTAGTTCGGATAACATTCTTTGCATTAAAAACGTCTGGAATAAAACTATTTGCACTTGAATCAAGAGCCCATCCACCGCTACCTGCTGATGGGGTTGTTCCACCCGCTGTGCTATCAGCCCAAACATTACCATAAATTGTGTTAGCAATTTGATATTCTTTGAACTGATCAATCTTAGTCACGGCGTGTTGTACAGCATCAATAAGAGGCTGTAAAGGCAATTGACCTGGCATAGAAGCTACATCCAAAAGTTCGTCTGTGACGGCCCATTCTGACGAAATCTGTTTTGGATTAAGCGACTGTGTTTGAATATCAAAAGAGAATCGCTTTGTTTCTGAACCTTCATTCCGGAACAAGTCGCCATCTTGTAAACGGAACAAGTTCGCTTTTGTATATTTCAACACCTTGATCTGGGGAGCGGGAACCGGAACTATCGGCCAAGCTTGTTCACCGATGAGATCGCGGGGTTTATATTGTATAGTAAGATTCTGTATCGATACAGGTACCTGAATCAAACTTACGGATGGAGAGGGCATAATTGATATCCTTTGTTAAAGTAAAATTCCTTGTTAAAGTTAAATTATAGGTGATAAAAGAACAGCGATAACGTCACCAGCAGTAGAAGAAGCTTGAAGACCTCTAGCTACAACAACGGTTCCATCTGTTGCAGTTCCAATACCGTTATATGTACCATCACCGCGAGCCATATAAAGTTGACCGATTGGATAAGCACCATCAACAGCTAGTTCAGTTACACCGGCTAAACAAATAACGGGACTGATTTGTTCGTAAGAGGTTGTCCAACTTAAAGTTGTGTTGTACGAACTATCTGCAAGAGACGGTCCAATTTCTGCTGCACCTGATGGCACATTCGTTAAAATTCCAAGTGGCACTTGATCCTTGGCAGTTGGAAGACCAACATAGCCAGTTGTAGTGTCTTGTATAACGAAATAATATTGAGACTGGGACAGATCAACCTTTGCGTTGAAAGTCTGCAACCAGTTCATACTTTTTACATAAGACATAGTAATTTCCTTTGTTAAGTGTTATTTACCGCAATAAGCTTTCGCCCACTCGGTTTTCTTGTTGTCATCAATTGAATTATAAGCTTCTGTCATAGCGTCACCATAAGAAATATTGGGGTTTTGTTTCATCTTATCCTCAATAAATTTACTTATGTATTTATCAATATTTTCCGCTCCCGGTACAGGAACAAGAGCATCATTTGCAACCGTTTTAGGAGTTGCTACTTCTGCAAATTCCACAACTTTAGGTCGGGTTTCAAGTTCTGCTCGATAATCGGAAACCAAATGTGTTGGGTTTTCAGAAAATTCTCTTAAAGAATCAATATACTGTTTATTTTCAATATTTTCTAATTCTTTATCAAAATCTGCCGGGCGAAGTTTTCCATCTCGAACAAGTTGTTCACAAAAATACCGGTTGTCCGCTTTCTGTGTTTCTGTGGCCACAACTTTATCTTTGACTTCAATCGCGTCTTCAAGAGCTTTTACTTTCTTAGTAAGCTCTTCAACCAGGTTTTTCAATTCCTCGTTCTCATTCATAGCTTCATTGGCTTTATCCTTAACTTCTGCTTGAGCCTCTTTTCCGACTGCAATTGATGGATCCTTTGCTGTTACCAGCTTAGTTTCTCTTTCCACAGTCTCTTCGTGCTCTGCATCTTTAGGTTCAGCTTTTTCTTCCGCAGGAGTTTCAGTTTCAGGCTGGTTTCCTGTTTCTTTATCTACAATATCTTCGTGGGAAAAGTTTTTAGTATCAATCTTAAATGCATTCATAAGTTTTCGATACCAAGTTAATTCTTTTTCCATAGCGTTTACATCCAGTATTTCAGGTGTTTCAGACATATCAGTCTCCTGATTAAAGT